CTGTCCTCGGCGGTCCAGCTGGGCAGGTTCCAGAATTTCACTTCATCGGGTTTGGATCCGAGCCGGGTAGTTTGCAAAACGAAATCAGCATCGCGCCCTGAAAGCGACGTGCCGATGGTAATAAACGCTTTTACATAGCTGCCGGTGACAAGCTCCCGATAGGCGTAGTCGTTGCCGGGCAAATCAATCCGGTCCAGGTAAAAAAAGATGTCTCCCTTGGCTTCACCGTCCACCTCCGTGACCGTCTCGCACCAGCCCCATTGGGTCAGACCGCCGACAAGCCGCGTTTCAAGAAGGCCGGAGAGAGACACCTTGAGGCTTGTCAGGGGTTCATCCATGCTGTAGACCGAACCGGGATAGCGGCCGTAATACCAACCCGGCTTGAGCCCGTAATAATCTGTCGGTTCAACGACAAAGAAGGCCGGCAACCACGCGCCTACCTCGTTGAGTGTGCCGGTATTGGGGGTCAGGCTGAACACCGAAGCCGCCTGATACTGGTTCCACAGGCTGCGGGAAGGGTAAGACGACAGGCCAAAGAGATTGAGCAGGCGCCCGCACAGCGACGGCAACAGCACGTCTCCGGTTCGGACGGTGGCCGCCAGGCTGATCTGATCGCCGACCCTGGCAAGGATGTTGACCCTCGATTGATCGGCGAAGAACGACATTTCGTAGGCGTTCACGCCGCCCAGGTAGGTAAAGCCCGTTTCGCCGACAATAGAGGCTGACCATCTGTGACTAGAGAACGCCGCCAGGGCGGACTCCCCTACCTGGCATCGCTGGTTGTAGGTGGGAGACAGAGGTTCAGAAAGAGTGAAGTTTGGCAGCGACGTTGCCGGCGATACGGCTTCTGTCAGAAAATCATAGACAGAAAAGACCGTGGTGCCGTCCTTGTTTGCCGCCAGCAGAATGTTTCCGGACCCTAAGAGGCCGATAATAGTAATGTGCTGTTCCCATTGCGAACAGCGGATAAGGATCATGGCATCGCCGGTATGGATCAAGGGTAGCTTCGCCGTCAACTGATTGAACTGCCGTCGCCACAGTTCCAGCGCCGCCAGCTTCTTCTTGGCAAAACCAAGGTACTTCTCTCCCCCATTTATAATCGAAACAACCGGGTTCACGATGACCGCTTGAGAATATCGATGTCTAGGTCTATCTGACGCAGATCAAAGTCGGCGCCGGCCACATTGCGAAAGGTAAACTGCCAACTGGTGCCCTTTACTCCCTTGGCAAACTTGCGCCGTCGGCCATGTAGACCATCTTCGCCGTCATATTGAATGACATAGCCAGAACGCCTTTGCGTTTCAACACAGGTGACATCGAGGGCCATATCACCCAGGGCCCGCATTTGAACGTAGGCGTCAGATACCTGCTTTTGTTCAATGGCATTGAAGGACAAAACCCCGGTATCTATGCGGGCCTCAATGCTCTCGCCGTTGTCATTATCGCCGTCAAGACGGTGAATGCCGTTTGCCGAACAGCCATAACAAATGCCGTCCAACACAAATAGCGAGTTAAAGGGGAAGTTCTCGTAATTGCCATGACCGCGACTTTTGGTATTGAGTAAGAACGCCTCAAAGGCTTCGGCCAGGACAGCCACCCCACGGGCAGACAGCAGCAGACCCGCCGCGCCATCACCACTGATCGGGATATACCCAGAAGGGACATTGGGGGAACTGGCGCCGAGCGGTCCCGGCCTCAGATCCCGCGCCGACGACAGGCGTAAAAGGGCGGCACCGGTGCCACCCACGCCAACATCACCGCCATCGGAACGGGCGACAATTCTCAGCCGGCCAGAGCCGTAGCCTCCAACGCCGACGCCACCCTCGCCATGGCCACCCAGACCAATCGCGCCATAGCCTGAACCGCCCTTGATGCCCGATATGGCCGAGAGGGAAATTTTTGCAGACCCGTCCCCGGTAATGGCCTGGTAGCCGGAGCCCTGCGCGGTTAACGCAAGGCGTCCGGCCCCATAGTGTTCTTTCCCGGTAGCGCCGAGGGAAAGCCTGGCGCTACCACTTCCGGTGTTTAGCGCCATTGCGGCCTCCGGCTTAGGTTGTGGTCATCAGGACGGCAAGGGGGAAGGTGTTAATCACGACAGGGGCGGTAACGGTAAGGTTCGTCGTCGAGAGGTTGAGATCCGCCCCACTGACGCCGACCAGGCCATCCAACCGCAAGAAGGTGGTGGATTCCGTGGTGCCGTCGTCCTCGGGATCAAAGACCCACCGAAACCAACTCACGGTGCCGCTGACAGACGGGGTGCCCTGTACGGCTGTCGCTTCCTTGGCGATTTCGCCGCTGATCGGAGTGCCAAGCCACATCGCCCCGTTGACTGAATCGACGCCCCAGGTCTGCGGCTGGCCGCTGTTGGCAACCGTCACGGTCAAGCCGTCGACACCCACACCATACAGACGCAAGCCGTTGAAGAGAGAACCGATTGCCCGCGGTGCCTTAACAAAAAGATCCGCGCCAGACGAATAGGCCTCAAGGTCAGGGTAGGTGATGGCGTTGTTGATCGCGGTAACGGCGGCCGCAGCGGTATCCGTCAAGGTCGACGCAAAGGCGATGGCCGCACCGGTCATAATATCGACCCCGGCAATAACCTGAAAAACGCTGTTGGCATCGGGATTGACGGTCCAGGCGGTTGCAACCGTGGCTACCTTTGTGGTGCCGTCATAGTCGGAAATACGCCGAATCTGCCCGGCCCCTGCCCCTGACGTAATCAGCACATAACAGCCGTTGTAGGCGTCGTTCGTTGCGCTACCGAGTGTGTCGAGAGTGATGCTATTGGCGGCTCCCGCCTGTGCGGTGCCCCCGTGGACCAAGCCACCAAGGACCAACGCCGACAGGGTGCCAGCGGCCCCCGAGAGGGTAGCCTTCCATTCGGCACGGGTTTCGCCCGTGAAGGCGCCGCCACCCTTGGTCAGTGTTGCCAATTTCGTTGAACCAGTAGACGACTTGCTGGCATCGGCGGGCTGAGAACCCTGGAAAAGCACAAGCCGTGCATTTGCCGCTGCGTGTCTGAGACTGCCCTTGGCCGCGACAAAGTTGACCAAGCCGGGACTCCATTTAAGTGCCATGATAACCTCCTGCTATTCCGCGATAGGATGGGAAATGGTTGAAAGAATCCGAGTGTTGTGCGCATTGTGCGCGGTTTTCGGGTCACGCATGACGCAAAGGTAATGGACCTGACCATTCTCTTCGCGGATAATCGCCGCCCCTCGCCGCCCGACCTGCGGTGCAAAGGCTTCTGCAGACAAATTCACAACCGATCCACCAGGTAGGCCAACACAGGCGCCCTTGGTTGACGCCCACATGGCAACCTCCCCTTGTATGTCGTCGGATCCGAGTTGCTTGCCTGTAATCGTCAAAGCCGTGCCAGGGATGGCCGGATATGGCAGGACGCAATTTTGACTGAATCCGTCGCCAAGCATCGGATCTTGCCCGCCAAAAAAGAATGTTTCCTGTCCATCGGAGACAAAGAGCCCACCGATAACCCGCTTGACCAGCGTGATTTCCGAAGCGAATACGGCCACCACGTTCTGCCGTTCGTCCATTTGCTCAATACCCCCTTGTGTATCGAGCGAATCGGAGCAATACAGTACGTTGCCAAGCGCGGCATAGAGCCGGCCATTGTAGAATTCAAGGATGTTGCCGGGAGACATTCGCACCTTGAAAGGGTCCGTAGGGACAAATTGGGGGGCAATCCTGCCGCCTTCAATAACATGGAAATCGACGCCATTGCTCATGACTATCAGGTTGTTCACTTGGCAGAAGGCGCCCGGTTCATCGCTGGATAGCAGGGCGAGGATTTCGCTCCCGGCCCCCGGCCAGAACCGTTTGAGTGCGCAGGCCTCGATGAAGTATGCCTCACGGCCATTGGACCAGCCGCTATGCGGGTTTGTCCCGGCCATATCCATGACGGCCCCACGCCGGCGCCGGCCACCACCCTGTTCGTAGGGATCGATGTTGACCATGGCCGTGCCTTCTGTGTAGATCAGGCTACGACTTTTAGGGTCAGGCCGGCCTACCGACTCAGGCGGGTCTATGTTGTTGGCGCCGACAGGGCGAAACGACACGACAGCCATTACCAATCCCCCCCAGGCGAAACAAAGACCTCTGGGCTGATTGCCGCCATTTTTCTGATGATTTGCCGAATATCCTCTTCAAACTGATTTGACCAGACATTGGCGCGGGTCGGGTCAAAGGTTTTCTTGTCGTCGCGTAAATAGAGGTACTTCAAGGCGCCATGACACACCTCGTCGTCAAAGCCGAAGAGTTCAAGCTTCTCGGGAGAGCTAGACGTTAAGCCTCCCACCGTGAAATTTTGCAGGGGCAGACGGCGAACCGTCATGGTCACGGTGCCACCAGACATGGGCCTGCGGTTAAAGGTGATGGTGCCCTCGGCAGGAGAAACGAAGAATAATTCCGGTGTACCGGTCATTTCATCCCACCCGCTATCAAAGGCGTCAAGTTCTCCCTGGCTGGTCAACTTCAACGGTTTGGTCACACCTGGGAATTTAAGACGATCCACCCGAAGCACCTTCGGACTGATAGCGACCGTTTGCGGAAAAAGCCCATCAGTCCCAGCCGTTATCTCGATATTACAGGTTTCTGGTGTCGATGAGTCCTTTATCAGCAGGAGCCGTTTCGCCAGTTCTCTGTGAGCCGAGGTGATCGCGGAAACAATCGCAGCCGATTGCCATTGATAGTCGGCTTCTTCGGCTGCGATTGCGTCATCTAAAAACTCGGTGCGCAGACGGTTAACGATTTCCGCTAAGGTCGTTTGCATGGCGCCCCTTTACCCTTCTTTCGCCTGAGCAAAAGCCTCGTCGCGTTCCTTGCCGGTCACTTCAAAACCGCACAGGTCGGAAATGACATCCGCCTTGGGCTTGCCGGTGGTGGTCAGGTCGTCGGGATTGCCGACGTTGAGAATCTCAATCGTGGCGGCCAGAATCTTGGCGGCCTTCTCGGGGTCTGCTTGAACCGAAGGGTCGGCAGGGGGCACAAGGGGAGGATCGGCGGGCGGCGCATCCTGGCTGGATACGAGCTTGCCCTTGATTTCGTTGACCTGGCTTTCCGTGTAGCAGCCTTTGGATAAGGCTTCACGCACGAAAATCTCAGGGATTTCACGCGGGATTTCTCCGATAATGACGGTGTGCCCGCCCTGGGTACTCGACAGACGTACGGGAACCTGACCGGGCAGAACACAATATTTTTCAGCCATGACACACTCCTTAAAAGAGGATGGGGCGGAGGGATACCCCCGCCCCGATCAGTTTAACGCTGGATATAATCACCGCGATTGCTGATGATGTATTCCACAATAAGACGGCCCTTGCCGGTGGTCGGGGCCGCGCCTACGCCGGTCCAGGTCAGCGACACGGCGCCGGTCGCGGAAACAACCTCCACGCCGGTAGGAACCAGCGCAGTTGCCCCCAGGGCGGCGCCGTTGATGCCGGCCTTGTAGCGATTGCCTACCAGCGAATCGCCCACGGTGAACGTGTCAGAGGTGCCGGAGTTGAAAACCTCGTCCACGACGAACGAGCCACCGGTGACGATAGCGCCAGAGGGCAGATCAACAGCAACCCCAGCAACACCGGATTCAAAATCCCCGGCCGCAAAGGACGCCATTGCCACGCTGGGCGCCTGCCGGTTTTGGTTCTTTTTGATGGCCATAACAGCCTCCTTGTTAGAAATGGGTTAAGGCGGGCAAGGACTCCCCTGCCCGCCCGATAACTTGGCCTAGTATTCGGCCATGTAGTGATCGACAGCCAAAACCCCGAAGTCTTCCACCGACTTATCCCAGGTGGAATAGAAGTCAGGCTTGACCAGACCAAAGATTTTGGAGGTGTAAATGCCCTGCTGGCTGTCGTACTCAAAGCCCTTTTCGACCCATTCAGGGGCGCCAAGGTCGGCAAAACCAAGAGCCTGGGCGCCGAGAAGCAGAGTACGGGAGCCGTTCACGTCGCCACCAGCGCCCCACCGGGTAGCGGCGGAATTGGTGGAGTAAACAAGAGAGTGCTCTTGCAGGATCAGCCCATCCACGGTGACAATGCCGCCCGTAAAGAAGGGGTTTTCATCGCCACGGACACCGCCCTGAATGACGGCGTTTTTGTAATCAGCGTCATTCTTGAGGGCCATCAGGCTCATGGCCTGCATGAGAACGATGTAGTATTCCTTGCCGCCAGCCATAAGGGGCTTGATTTTGTGCGCCTTGGCGTAGGCCTTCATGGCGGTCAGCATCTTGTAGCTGGGCACGTCGGAGGTGGTTATGGCGGTCGTATCGGCAGCAACCAGGGCGCCGGCAGTCCCATCCCAACGACGATGACGCTTGGCCGTGGGAGAAGTGACGTAGCTGGCGAAGTTCAGCTTGCTGAACGTGTCGCTGGCCCGCAGACTTCCGTCGAGGTTGAAGGTGTACCCGATGCCGGACAGGGTCAGAAACGCCAACTGGTCACAGCGATCCGCCAGCCAGGTCGAGAGTTTATCCTTGGCTTCCTTGCGGAAATCGACAACCGTGTTCTGGTCGGCGAGCTTGCCCTCGTTACGGACGGAGTGAAAGATTTCGTCAATGATGAGTTCCTTGTGGTAGCTCTTCATCTGCTCTTCCACACCCTCACGCTTGCCCCCCACGGAGCCGACGCCGCCATCTTCGACCAGGTCAGCGACCAAGGTCATGATGCACTTGAGGCCTCCACCCAGGGTCTTCTTGAGGTCGGTCACAAGCTGGATGGGGAAATTAGAGCCTTTACCCGAAAGGGTGCGCAGGATATAGGACTTCTCCCGCATTTCGTGCAGCACGTCGCGCTGCCAAACCTTGATCTGGTCAGGGGCCAATGCCCCAAAATTGGTAACTGCCATGATGGCCTCCACATAATTGGTTGATGGTTGAGTGCGTTACTGGTGGAGTTTTTCGCCTCTCCCTGGCGGGTTACGCCCTTTTAGTTGGCGGCACTGTCGGCTACGCTTCGACGGCGGGCGGCTTAACGTCCCTGCCATGACGGATAACGCCCGTTATGCCCGGCGGCGGCTGTGCTCACTTAAACAATGTCGCCCCTGGCCCTGGCCTTGACCGACTCGGGCAGCTTGCGAAATTCGGCATCACTGAGTTTGCTGACATCGACGCGCACGGGCTCACCGTCGCCGCCTTTAAGGTCGGCCGGTTGGCTGACACTGGCCGATGCCCTCTTTTGGACTTCGGCGCTTTTGCGGTCGGCGCGGAGCTTGTCGGCGGCGGTCTTGTCCACTGTGACGCCATTGAGGACGGCAAATCGCGGTCCCTTCTCTTCCACGGCTTGCTTGAGGGCATCCGGCAGGCTCTTGCCTTGCGCGTAGAGTTCATTGCGCCGGGCCGTTACCGCGTTGACGGCATCGACGTCGTATCCTTCCTTGCTCACGTCCAGAAAGGGATAGGCGACATAGGCATCCTGTGCGATAGCCGTCATAGCCTCAGATACCTTCTGCTGGCTGCTCTTGGTGTCCTGCTCCTGGCTAAACTCCGCGCGGGCGATCCGCACCAGTTCCTCCTGAATTTCGGCATCGAGGCGATCAAACTCGTCCAGTTCGCCGTCATCGAGGGCGGTTTTGCGGGCGGCCCTGAGTTCCTTGAGTTTGGCGCGGGGGTCGGCCGGTTCTTCCTTGGGCTCGGGATCAGCCGGTTTGCCGCCCTCTTCCAGCGCCTTGAGGCGGTTCCGAAGGTCGGCAAGTTCTTCCTCAGCGGCTTTGCGCTTGGCGTTCACGTCGTCAAAGCGGTCCTTGGGGATACTGCCGCCCTTCTTGGCCGGAGCGTCCCCTTCTTCAACGTCGCCTGCATCCGACTCGCCCGGCTTCTCATCCTTACCGAGCAAAGCGGCCTTGGTTGCGGGGTCGAGGTCCAGGTCATCGGTCAGGACAAGGCTTCCCTCTTCCTCCGTGGGGGTAAACTCGTCGCCGCGATCTTCAATAACCTCTTCCGTTTTCGGGTCCATGTGCTTCTCCTTTGGTTTTGGGGACAAAAAAAGCCCGCACCCCAGCGACCTGTTACGGTCGAAGGATGCGGGCTTGAACACTTGCGATAAGGGCTCAGTCCACGCTTTTTATTGCCAGATACCCGGCATCATAGCAATACCGGTACATCCGTCAATCTTTTGACGTGCTATTGATAATCTTCCCGCTTGGTCAGCAGGCACACCCCGCCTTTTGTCAAGCGAATCTCCACGGCGCCAGTAAAGGCATGTTCGACTAGGCCGGTGCTTTGCAGCACATCGGCCACGCGCTTTTTCCAATGGGGGTCCACCTGCTTGGCGGTCCTGCGAATGGTGTCGCTCACGATCTGGCCTCCATGGCAATGCGGCGCTTCATGCGGCGCTGCACTTCGGCGGCGGCGGCGCGGCGCTCCCGACGGGTGCTGTTTGCGTGATTGGCCTTCATGTCAGCCACCAGGCTCTTGCGCTCTTGGACCTTGGCGGTCCCTGTCATGCCGTCAACCTGCTTCTTGAGGTTCCGGTACGCGGCTTTTTTGTTCTTCTGCCGATTCACGTAACGCCAGGCATTCAGGCTCAAGCCGATAAACAGCATAGCGATAGACACCATCATCAACCAGATTATCATCATTGACCTCCTTCAATCCCTTGGGTAAAGCCCCGGTCAGCCTGGGGCGGAAAGTTCGGGCTGGTGTTCTGGGGCACCATCAACGCAGGATCGGTTTCAATAGGCGCGGCTATCGAGGGAATCACGGGCGGCTGGTTCTTATCCTCAAAGCCTGCCGACAGCATCAACTCGTCGGCCAAGGGTGCAATGGCGGGGGTTTGGGCGATGAGGTTGCCGGCGTTGGTCGCCCCAAACATCGCTTGCACGTTGGTGTTCGTGGCCCGCGCTACGGCCTCGTCGCGCTTGGCCGACAGCAGTTTCACCTCGGCGTCAAGTTTCTCCGCCTGCTTCTGCGCTATGGCAGCCTGGGCGGCGGCTGTGCCATCGTCTTGCGGGTTCGCCAAGCGTTCGGC